ACCTAAAGTCTGCAGCTGATTGGGCCCCGACGTTAAGCCCAAGGCTCGTGGCCGAGCTCCCAGCCCAGGATCTAGACTCACGCACACTATGTGCTGTCCGGACGTCCTCAGGGTACATATGACCTGATTGCTAACCAGGGTTAGTATGTACTTGGCGCCACTAACAGGTGAAGATTCCTGCTCTGGACCTTATTTCGTCGACATGGGCATAGCTAACAGCCATCCCCTGTAGCGGAGGGCTAGCACCCCGCCCGTTCCAGCGTCCTCGAATTCGGTCTAACCACAAAAGCACTACGAACTATTAAAGCTATGAACTTCAACAATTCGCAGTGGCTGTTATGGTTGAAAGGCTTACTACTAATTCTTAGTAAGATCTTCTTTAGCATCGTCGGGTTGGTGTTATTCCTATTTTTAGGAGTACTGCCACTCGCCTTTACTATCTTCTACTTCTCACTCAGTGCTGTTGGCGAAGCTCTCACCCTCCTCGTTGAGGGGGGATGGGAGAAAGCCAAAGTGGCCCCGGTAAAGGGTGGACTTTTCTTCAAGAAATTGTCCGCCTTTAAACCAAAGGCCATTGACATGCGCTGGATGACGGTAGGAGAACTAAGACCCTTAGTACTTCGCCTAGTCCGTATCCTCGGAGCTCAGCCTGCACTGTGGATGGTGCTTGCGGAGCGTATCGTGCGCCTTTGGCGGCTAAGTGGAACACGTTTCACTATTGCCTACCTAAAGGAGTGTCGATTAGCTCTGCTTGCTTTCGCGAATAGTCGCGCCTATATCCCTAATCCTGGGGTAAAGATGCGATTATCTCGCGGTGGAATCCCTCGGATCATCCCAGCTGGGCTTCGCCCATCTGGTCTGTCAACTTTGACAGAAAAGATGACCTTCCGTGGTCTTCACACCGTCTTTAACCTATACAGGGTTATGGACTGGAAGGGTGCAAAACCTGATTTCTCCTCGATTACTTCACCGTTCTCGGGGGTGAGTCAAACACTCTTCGATCAGGAGATCGTGGCCGTACTAAAGAACTTTACCATGCCTACATTCCGTCTCGGATATGTAGTACCATGGGTAAATGTATCTTCAGGGCCTAATCATCCCTGGTCCCTTTGGGGTTCTGCGAAAGACATCCTTGGGTACGCGTTGGACCCACTAATTTTAGTGGTATTCACCGCGTACACTTGGGCAAGCGGACAGCGATTACTAGCCTTATGGTTAGTGATCGTATCGCACCTGCTTCTGCCTGTCGCTCTAATCCTCCGGTATCGTGGAATGCGATTCCCGTTAGGACGGCTTTCCGTTCTAGCGAAAGATGGAGGTGGAAAACGTCGAATTGTCGGGGTGGTTGATTATTGGTCCCAATGGGCCCTACGATCATTACACCTCTATTTATTTGACGTCCTCCGCCGTATTCCTCAGGATGGGACATTTGATCAGATAGGGCCCATTGGGCCCCTTCTGGACTTTGCCCGCCTGGGGTATCCATCTTTTAGCTTTGATCTATCTAATGCGACAGATCGTCTCCCGGTAGCTCTCCAGGAGCAGATTCTTATGAATCTCTCAGGGTCTTGGTTGTTGGCATGGTCTTGGCGTCAGTTAATGACGCTTCGTTCATACACCAACCCGGCCTGCGGCGCGATTAAATACGCCGTTGGGCAGCCGATGGGAGCACTTTCTTCCTGGGCGATACTCGCATTCAGCCATCACATTATTGTGCAGGTTGCTGCTTATCGAACGGGTTGGAAGGGATGGTTTCCGTTGTATGCCCTCTTGGGGGATGACATTGTCATTCTTACCAAGAGTGTAGCCGACGAATATGTGTCCATTATGCGATATCTCGGTGTTCCTATTAACCAAGGTAAATCAATTATCTCGGATAAGGGGCTCATCGAGTTCGCTAAGCGGGTAGTGTCCCCACATGTTGGTGACCTATCTGGGATTTCCGGGCGTGAGCTATTACGCTTCACTCGGAGTTCTGGCCACGCCATCGATCTGTTTTCACATTTGATGGACCTTGGTTTTATCGTCTTTCCCAATCAGGGGTTAGAGATGGGTCGCCGTCTTGGGCGAAGCTTAGCTTCGATCCCAGTACGGATGATCCTTGCTAGCGCATATATGCGCAGTCGCCTATCAGGAGTATGTTGTATTCCGTCCAGCGCTTGGCCAGATGATTGGTTTCGTGTACTCCATGGGACTGAAATTGCCCGCGCCGCTGTTGCAACAGCGGAACATGCGATCTTTGCCAATAAGGCATTGAATGCAGCGGAAAGTTTCTACGACCGCGCACTTGATGAGATGAAGACGTTCCTACTGTTCCAGTGGGTTCGTTATCCTCTCTTCAAAGGAGCGCTAGGTGGGTTTCTCTCTATCCCACTGGTGCTCATCTCCCCGGCCTATTGGGCCCAGCTATATTCCCTGTGTGTTGCTGTCTCTGAGGGCTTTACGGAACGTAAAGCGGTACGGTGGCAGTATGCCCCATACGCTGACCTCGGAGACATCAAGTGGTATGTTCAGAAGGTGTGGTCTCCTCTTCCCTTGGTGGAGCAAAAGCCCCTACCAAGTTTGGAGTATGACCTTCCTCGGAACATGACGGCTAGAGTCACGGTAGCTGAAACTATTCAACTGGTAAAGTTAGCACGCGGTAAAGCGCGGAACTTGGCCAGCTGGATAACTAAGCTAGCGACTCCACCTGTCCACATTACAGGTTTAGCTCTTCCTGCTCCTCACACCCCTAGCAAGGGTGCCGAGATGTAAGGAGAGGAACAGGCCTTCACCTCACGGTGAAAGGATACGGGCGATGTTACGGTTGGCATTTAACAACCGCGCTGGGGTATACAGGAC